TCCGACTCCGGTCCAACCAAGCCTGACGTCAAAAAGATGACGGATGACGAACTTCGTTCGGCAATCAACCGCATCAAGATGGAGAAGGAGTTTGAAAAGCTCACTGCTCCAGAAGTTAACCGCGGTCGCAAGATTGTAGGCGAACTTCTTCTCGACGTCGGCAAGCAGCAGGCCAAGAGTTATCTTAACCGACAGGTTGATGAGCTTCTCAAAGAAGGTCTTAAATCTGCCGCTAAGAAAACGGCTAAAGCTGGCGGTAAGTTGGCACTCGAAGCCGCTGTTTCAAAAGCAACGCCCGCATCAGCACGTCCAGTAGTCCAGTTCTCTCGGAGGCCTGGCTTTTAGTTAGAAAGGAGGGTCGGTAATGACTCTATCAAACACTGCAACACCAATTTATTATGGGAGATTCCGTGAGAGAGTTCTCAATGGAGAAATCCCCGTATGTAAAGAGATCAGTGCTGAGATGAACCGCATTGACATGCTTATTGCCGACCCTCGTTTCTACTACGACGATCTGGCAATCAACGGCTTCATCAATTACTGCGAGAATGAGCTTACTCTCACTGACGGGACAGACCTCCACCTGCTAGATACGTTCAAGCTTTGGGCTGAACAGATCTTCGGTTGGTATACCTTTGAGGAGCGAAGCGTTTACGAACCTTCGCCTGACAACCATGGTGGTCGTTATGTCCGAAAACTTGTTAAGAAACGGCTCACTGTAAAACAGTATCTGATCGTAGCTCGTGGTGCCGCCAAGTCAATGTACGCTGAGTGCATCCAAAGCTACTTCCTGAATGTCGACACCGCAACGTCGCATCAGATCACAACCGCTCCGACAATGAAGCAGGCTGACGAAGTCATGTCTCCTTTCCGGACGGCTATTACACGCTCGCGTGGGCCTCTGTTCAAATTCCTCACCGAGGGATCTTTACAGAACACATCGGGTAACCGGATGAACCGAGTGAAGCTTGCCTCAACGAAGAAGGGCATTGAGAACTTCTTGACGGGCTCACTCCTTGAGGTCCGACCTATGAAGGTCGATAAGCTTCAGGGTCTCCGACCGAAGATCTCCACGATTGACGAATGGCTTTCTGGAGACGTTCGTGAAGATGTTGTTGGCGCTATCGAGCAGGGTGCTTCGAAGTTGGACGACTACCTAATCGTAGCCATCAGTTCCGAAGGTACTGTTCGTAACGGAAGTGGCGACACCATTAAAATGGAACTCGCGGATATTCTTAAGGGCGACTTCTATGCTCCGCACGTTTCGATCTGGCACTACAAGCTTGACGATTTGGAGGAAGTCGGTGAACCAGCTATGTGGCCCAAGGCCCAGCCTAACATCGATCAGACTGTTACCTACGATACTTACCAGAGAGATGTCGAACGTCTTGAAGCAGCACCTGCTTCTCGGAACGATATCCTGGCTAAGCGATTCGGAATTCCCATGGAAGGCTATACGTACTTCTTCCCTTACGAAGAGACTGAGCCTCATAAGCGTGTACCAAACTTCTGGAACCTTCCTTGTTCTTTGGGAGCCGACCTCTCACAGGGTGATGACTTCTGTGCCTTCACTTTCATGTTTCCAATGTCGAATGGCGCATTTGGAATCCTAACTAGAAGCTACATCTCAGAGAACACTCATATGAAACTTCCTGGCGCGGCCAGAGTCAAGTATGAGGAGTTTATTAACGAGGGTAGCCTCCACGTACTTCCTGGAACAGTCCTCGACATGATGGCTGTGTATGATGATCTCGATGCGTTCATTGAAAAGAACCGGTTCGACGTTCGAACCTTTGGTTTCGACCCATACAACGCTAAAGAATTCGTGATTCGATGGGAACAGGAGAACGGCCCCTTTGGAATCGAGAAGGTTCCTCAGGGAGCTCGAACTGAATCCGTCCCTCTCGGAGAACTCAAGCACCTGAGTACGCGGCGTGAGCTCATATTCGATCAGGCCTTGATGCAGTTTGCCATGGGTAACGCAATCACCATGGAAGACACGAACGGTAACCGTAAGCTTCTGAAGAAACGTCAAGACCAGAAGATCGATAACGTGTCTGCAATGCTTGACGCATATGTAGCATACAAAGCCAATAAGGAGGCGTTTGAATGAGTGGCGAAGTAATCGCCGACGACCCCGTTGATGATTTCCTTGAACATATCGGTGTAAGAGGAATGAAGTGGGGTGTTCGAAGGGGCAATCAGTCTCGAACATTTGCTCGTGCTTCTAAGAAAGCAGTTCGACTGGAGAAGAAAGCGTCTCGGCTGGCAAAGCGTGGCGCTAAGCTCCAGTACAAAGGGGCTAAGTGGGGCAACTTCCGCAAGATCCGAAAGGGTATGCGGCTTTCGTACAAGAGTACCAAGTACAACGAGAAAGCTCGCAAGTGGGAGCTTAAGATGGCCCAGCACCTTCAGAGCGTTAAGGTAAGCGATCTCAGTCCAAAGCACAAGGATGCTGGAAAACAATACCTGCATCTCCTTCGTGGTGACAAGTTTGCCGTAACGGAGACCAAGGGTAAAAAATGAAAGCATCTTACATAACTGAGAGGAGGTGAAAACTTATGGGTATATTTAGTCGCATTCGAGACAGTCTCATCCATGCAGCAGGAGCTTACAATCCATTTTCTGTTGAAGACCGAGCTCGTATGATGTCTTGGGGAGGCGCTTCGGGAAGCTATGGATTTAATCCGAGCCGAACTCGTCCCGGCTTCTCCGGAGACAAAACGGTAATCACCTCGATCTATAACCAGATCGCAATTGATGTGGCTGCCATCCCTATTTCACATGTTCGTATAGACGTGGAAACTGGACGGTATAAAGCAACGATGAAGAGCGGTCTTCAAGACTGTCTCACGCTCGAGGCAAATATCGATGAAGGCGGAAGAGCTTTCAGACAGAATATTGCAATGACGCTTTTCGATAAGGGCGTTGCTGCTATCTGTATCATGGAAGCCAGCGATAACCCGGCAACCTCAATGTCATACAACATTGAAACGCTTCGCGTTGGTGAAGTAAAGGCATGGTTTCCAGAACACGTTCGGGTCCTCGTCTACAATCAGGAAACTGGTAACAAGGAAGAACTCACGCTTCCTAAGCGACAGGTAGCTATCATTGAGAATCCGCTCTATGCGGTGATGAACGATGACATATCTACGCTTAAGCGACTGACTCGTAAGCTGAGCCTTCTTGACGCTATTGACGAACAGGCTGGATCAGGAAAACTGGACATCATCATCCAGCTTCCCTATGTCGTAAAGTCTGAGTCGCGGAAGCAGCAGGCTGCAGCTCGTCGTCAGGACATGGAAGAGCAGCTACATAACTCTAAGTATGGCGTCGCTTACGCAGATGCCACTGAAAAGATCACGCAGCTGAACCGACCTGCCGAGAACAACATGCTGGCTCAGGTGGAATTCCTGACAAAGCAGCTGTACTCCCAGCTCGGCATTCCGAAGGATGTCTTCGAAGGTACGTCTGATGAAAAGATGATGCTCAACTACTACAACCGTACAGTAGAGCCGATTCTTACAGCAATCACCGAAGGCATGGAGCGCAAGTTCCTATCCAAGACCGCTCGCTCTCAGGGACAGGCAATTCGCTTCTTCCGAGATCCGTTCAAGAATGCCAGCCTTGCCGACATTGCTGAGATCGCCGACAAACTTTCTCGTAATGAGATTGTGACCGGTAACGAGATCCGTTCAGCCATCGGGTTCAAGCCATCTACAGAAGCGAAAGCTGACAAGTTGCAGAACTCGAACATGCCGAATGAAGACAACGTCGGTAAGACAAAGCCGCCATTGGACACAACTCAAGAAAGGAAGGAGAACCTTCAAAATGACAGTGGAAACACTGAGGAAGCCTGACTTCACCGGCTACGCAACTCGTTTCGATCGAGTGTGCTCTGATGGTCGAACGATCAAACACGGCGCATTCCTCCATCAGGACAAGACACAGGTCCAGCTCGTCTGGCAGCACCAGCACGACAACCCTGAAAACGTACTGGGTCACGCATTCCTCTATCACCGCGAAGACGGCGTCTACACCGAGGCCTTCTTCAACGATACCGCTCGCGCACAGCATGCCAAGCAGTTGGTGATTCACGGAGACGTAAAGGCTCTGTCGATCTTCGCCAACAAGCTGCAGCAGAAGGGCGCCGATGTTGTTCACGGCAACATCATCGAAGTCAGCCTGGTGTACAAGGGTGCAAACCCGGACGCCTTCATTCAGGACGTCAACCTTCAGCACGCCGCTGACGGTAGCGACACCATGGTTGGAGAGGCCATCATCTACCCGGGTGAGGAATTCTCTCTCTTCCATGCAGAATCCGATGATGACAAAGCTGAAGGGGAGACTGTCGCCGACATTGTCGCCGGTATGAACCCCAAGCAGAAGGCCGCTCTCTACGCCCTCGTCAGCATGGCTGCCTCAGGAGAGGTTCGCCACAGCGACGACGAAGATGATGAGGACGGAGATCTGATTCTTCACTCCGAAGAAGACGAAGAGATCGACATCGACGAGGTCTTGGACACCATGAGTCCGGAACAGATCGAGGTCGTTCACGCACTTATCGGGGAAGCTCTCGAAGCCGACGGTGATGACGATGACTCGGATGACTCCGACGAATCTGAAGACTCCAAGGACTCGGACGATTCCGCAAAACACTCCGAGGACTCCGATGAGTCAACGGATTCTGAAAAACTCCAGCACAACCAGGAAGGCTCTGCCGACATGAAGTACAACGCATTCGAATCCGGCGCTAACGGCGGCACGGCCGTCAAGGACCGGTACACCCTCTCCCACTCCGACATTCTGGAGCTCAACGAGCTGGCCCAGGAGAAGGGTTCCTTCAAGAAGGCCTACTCCCAGTTCCAGCTGAACCACGCTGACTACGGCATCGAGAACATCGACATCCTCTTCCCGGATGCTCGCGTCTCCTCCTCCACTCCGGAGCTCATCGCTCGCCAGACCGAGTGGGTTACCAAGGTCATCGGCGCCACGAAGCACTCTCCCTTCGCGAAGGTCAAGACCATCCTGGCCGACCTGACCGCCGAGGAAGCTCGCGCCAAGGGTTACACCAAGGGTAGCCTGAAGAAGGATGAAGTTGTCACCCTTCTGCAGCGTTCCACCTCTCCCGCGACTGTCTACAAGAAGCAGAAGCTGGACCGTGACGATGTCATTGACATCACGGACATCGACATCATCGCCTGGCTGAAGTGGGAAATCCGCTTCATGCTGAACGAGGAAATCGCTCGTGCGATCCTCATCGGTGACGGTCGTGCCGTGGGCCACGCTGACAAGATCAAGGACCCGCAGGGCCAGACCGACGGCATCGGCATCCGCTCCATCGCCAACGACCACGAGCTCTACGCTCACAAGGTCGAATTGGCTGCCAACGTTGCACCCGACGTGATGATTGATGAGATCACTCGCGCGCGTACCAACTACCGCGGCTCGGGCTCCCCCACCTTCTACACCACGGACTCGGTTCTCACCGAACTCCTGCTGCTGAAGGACAAGATGGGCCGTCGCCTGTACGAGACGGAAGCTGCTCTGGCTGCGGCCATTCGCGTCAAGGAGATCGTCGCTGTCGAGGTCATGGAAGAGACCCCGACGCTGCTCGGCATCATCGTCAACCTGATCGACTACACGGTTGGAGCCAACAAGGGTGGCGAAATCACCTCCTTCGAGGACTTCGACATTGACTTCAACCAGTACAAGTACCTGATGGAAACCCGCATCTCGGGCGCCCTGACCAAGCCCAAGTCGGCTCTGGTCATCACCCGTGAAGTGGGTATTGAAGTGACTGCTACGGCTCCGTCCTTCAACACCGCCACAAACACGATCACCATCCCGTCTAAGGCTGGCGTTGAGTACGTGATCAACGGTGCAGTTGTACCGGCCGGTGACATCGTGATCGAAGAGACCACGGACGTGTCGGCTGAGGCAACGGATGGCTACTACCTGGCTCCGCTGTCCACTCGTAACTGGACCTTCACCTACACCGCTGCGTAGTAGCTGAAGCTTCAAAATGGCACGGTTCTACGGA